AATTATTCCCCCACTAATAATTTAGCGGAAACTTTTCCTATGATTAATATTTCAGACAGTTTTACGTCAATGGTTAATTTACCGTAATCTATCTTAACTTTATTATCAGGTAATCGTATTAAATTCTTAATTGACGATTTTCCATCAATAGATATCAGCCATTCGCCATCCATAACGTCTAGTTGACCAGTATCGATTAAGAATGAGTCTTTTCCATCTTGAATTAAGGCTGGCTGCGTCAGATTGCTAGGTATCAGCACCTTGTCGAACATTACGCTACCGGATTCATAAAGAATGCCGTCAATAATTTTTTTCACGGGCATATGCAATACGTCTGAATGCGCATGCTCAAACTTTGGACCTATGCCAAATGTTAACCACTGCAACGACGCTTTAGTTTCCAGTGCGCATTGAATCACCCAGTCCGCTGGAAATGAGTCGCGCATATACCTTGTCGCCAGGCTGCTCTTTGAAACGCCTAATTGTTCACATAATGCCTGTCTCGTTGTGAAGCCATAGGCCTCAACCATTCGTTCGATGGCACCTTTACCGCCACTAGTTAAATCCATGGGTTTCATCCTGTGAACTTTAATGTTGACGATTTCATAATGTGATCATATAGTCATTTTGATTTCAAAAAGTGACTCTTCACAGTTCGTCAATGCTAAACACTTTAAAAGAGAGATGTTGCACTATGACTCAGCATATTTCAATCACCTTGGCCGTACCCTCGATCTCTGTCGAAAAGTACAGTGAACTCACTGGATTATCTATCGATACGATAAATGACATGCTTTCCGATGGACGCCTTAAACGCCACCGTCTTCGTAAAGATAAAAAGCGCGAGAAAGTGATGATCAACATCGCAGCTATGACTATCGATGCGCTAACTGATTGCAATGTGACATTCAGTTGATGTGATTTTGAGACATAGAGGGACCGCTGACTATGTTTGATTATCAGACTTCTAAACATGCACATTTTGATGCAGCTTGCCGAGCGTTTGCGCAGTCGCACAATCTGGAAGATGTGGCCGCTGCCGTTGGTATGCGTCCGCAGATCCTGCGCAATAAGTTGAACCCGGTTCAACCGCATCGCCTGACCTGTGACGAGCTACTGGCTATTACCGATTACACCGAAGATGCGCGTTTACTGGATGGGATGCTGGGGCAGATTAACTGTCTTCCGTCTGTTCCGGTCAATAACGCCACTGAAGCAAACATGCAGTTTTGCGCATTAAGCGCCACTGCAAATGTGGGTGCGATCGCTGGGGAAGCCGTTTCAACTGAGCACATGACCGCCGCGCGCCGCATACAAATTCTTGATCGTGCCCGTGATGCCATCCGTTCCCTTTCCGTTCTGGCTTATACCGTTGAAAGCCGCCTCCAGTCTGCGCCGGTTCTTGCTGCTGCCGTCGATATCGTGACTACCAGCGCCAGCAGCATGATGTGAGGGATAACCATGAAAGCGTTCGTCACCTATCTGAAAAAAGAATCTCCGGCCATGCAGCTTGCCAGCGGGTCAACTGGTTGGCTTGAACTGCCGAATGGCCAACGCTGGAACCCCGGCCACCAGTACAAATTCAATGCCCGTTCGTCTCGTCGTCCATGGTGGTTTCGTTTGTTCGGGATTATCAGGGGGTGTTATGGCCATTAGCGAAAAGCAGCAGGAAATTGGTCTGAAGTGGCTGGGCAATATCCGCCGTAAGTACTGGAGTGAGAAAAGCGAAGCCGCCGAATGGTGGGACAAATTAACACCAGAATGGCGCGGGGTTGTTTTACACGCGGCCGCAGTTGCTTCCGGAATGGACGTTTTCAAAGTCCATCTGTGCAAATGCTGCTGGTCTGAGTTATTTGAACGCTTGGACTACCGGGCAATGATTCAGCTGCGCCAGGGCATATCCAGGGCGCGTCTGACGTTTGAAGGGTTCGGGAGTCTGAGCGACAGCGATTTTTCAAAACGCAGCGCCAACCGCCAGGTGAAAAAGGCACATCCGATCCACAGCAGTAATGGCGTGCAGATGATTATCGCGCCTCATATCGTCCACAAGATGCAACAGCAGGAGAATCATTAATGTCCATTATCTCTGTAAACGCCAAAGAACTGGGACAGGAGCTGGCTGCGTGGGGTGTTCCACACAATTACGCCATTCTCTTTCTGGAGAAAAGCACCGTTAAAAATGGCCGTGTGGCCTTACATCCGTTTTTCTTTAACGACACCGAGCACATGACAAACAAACGCCACTGGCTGGCCGTGAATGTTGCGTACTGGTGCTGTGTCTATCGTGAAGCGGAAAGCCATTTCCAGCAGGTTGAAGCGCTGGCCAGTATTCGTTCCATGTATTACATCGCCGGGTCATTGGGCGCAGGGGAAGTCAAAGCGCTGATCCAGGAGTGGTGGCGCAATACATACGAGCTTCACCAGATACCCGCGCCGAGCTACTCAGCCGCGCCCGTTACAGTCTCTTTCCAATAATTAACTGCCTAAATTTTTGGCCATCACTGCGATGGCCGGGGATTTTTTTGCCCTGAGGAAACCAAAATGCAAATAACACGCATGTTTTTACCCTTCAACCAATCCGGTACTGACCTGCTGGCGATGCTGGCTAAAGCAACTGAGGAAGGTAAAGCGGCTTCCGCCGATCTGTGCTCTGCCCGTCTGGATAAGCTGGCCGCGTATGCCGCTAACGAAGGTTTAAGCGCTGCTGAAATCGTTGAACTGATCCGTGAAGAGGCTGCGGCCATTTGCAGTAAAGGCGGTGCAGCATGGCAGTAAAAACCCCGCTCAAATGGGTGGGCAGCAAAGTCCGCCTGATGCCGCAGCTGCGTGGCCATCTGCCGGAAGGGAAACGCCTGGTCGAACCTTTCGCGGGTTCCTGCGCCGTCATGATGAATACGGAATATGACGAATACCTGATCGCTGACCTGAACCCGGATTTAGTCAATCTGTATAAGGTGATGGCCTACCATACCGACGCGTTTCTTGTGGAGCTTGAAACCCTGTTTTCTGCCGGGGCGTTGGGTGAACAGGAGAGCCGCGCTATTTTTTACTATGCCGTCCGGGACGCGTTCAATTTGTCCGGAAAGGGGCTTGGAGCGGAAAGCGTTGAAGCCGCTGCCCGTTTCATGTACCTGAACCGCCACTGCTTTAACGGGCTTTGCCGTTACAACCGCCGTGGCCAGTTCAATGTCCCGTTTGGGAAGTACAAGAAAAACTATTACCCACTAAAAGAAATCCGTGCATTTGCTCAAAAGGCGAAGCGCGCGACGTTCATCACCGCACATTACTCTGAAACGCTGGCGCTGGTTCGTGCCGGGGATGTGGTCTATTGCGATCCACCATACCTGACGGAATCAGGCAATTTCACCTCATACACAGAAAGCGGCTTTTCATATCTTGAACAGGGGCGACTGGCCAGAAAGCTACGCCGCCTTACTGAGAACAGCGTGAGTGTTGTTGCGTCAAATAGCGATCTGGAAATGGTGCATTACCTTTACGCCGGATTTGAGGCAGTGAAGGTCAACGCGCCCCGCAGTGTTGGTGCCGCAGCTGCAAGCCAGAAAACTGCCGCAGAGCTGATCCTGAAATCCCCGTCAGTTGCAAAGGCTCGTGCATGACGCTCGTTGCTAATGGCCAACATCACGCCGTCGATATCTGGCGGCGTGATACCTTTGCGCCCGGAACGCCAGCGAACGCAACGATCACAGAGCGCCGTTTGTGGGCAGTTAACCCACAGGACTACGAATGGCGTTCAAAGTTTCTTCACGAGATACCCGACTGGCTAGCTGGGTATTTTGGCAACCGTTACGAAAAGCTGTTTGCTGGTCGTGACGGCCGCCGCCGTGCCAATACATTCCTGCGCAAAACAATTGGTGAGAATGTATTGCCACGTCTGCGGAAAGTGGCTGCTCGTTACCAGCTGGCCGCTGATGTAAGCGATCTCCCATTTGGAAAGTCATTGCAGCGATTGCCGTCGCTTGACCGTACCGATCTCAAAAAGCTGTCTGGCCAGGTCTCTGGCTGGATGGCTCAGATGTTTTATGACTTCACCGACACGCTGAAGGGCAAACCCAAAGACGAACGGGCAATGCGCCAGCGCACGGTGGAAGCTTACCGCAACCTTTGCTCACTTTCCCTCATGTTGAACAATCAGCCGCCGTACTGGGCAGAGCACGAAGCCAATGATGGCCACCTGGAAACCCGTAAGGCGGAGTCCGGGATTTTGCGTCTCATGGCACCGGAATGGTGGTATCAGCGCCTGAAGCGTGCCCGTGATCTGCAACGTGAACATCTGGCCATCGCCGTTGGCCAGGTGCAGAAATCTGCCAGCGCCTACGTATCACGTAAAACCCTGGGCGAATGGTTGGAACAGAAGAAACGTAATCTGGAGTTCTTCAAAAAGTTTGATCTGATTGATGAAGAGGGTAATCGCATTGCCCTTGATAGCATGGTTCACCGCAGCGTTGCTAACCCTGCCATTCGTCGCTGTGAACTGATGGTGCGTATGCGAGGGTTTGAAGATATCGCCAACGAACAGGGGCTGGCTGGTGAGTTTTACACGATCACTGCTCCTTCACGTTATCACGCGGTACACAGCAAAGGCGGCTTTGTTTCTCAGTGGAATGGATTAAGCCCACGGGATACGCAGCGTTATCTATGCAACGTCTGGGGAAAAGCGCGCGCGGCGATCTCCCGTGCCGGTATTCATTTTTTTGGTTTTCGCGTGGTGGAGCCTCACCACGACGGGACACCGCACTGGCATATGCTGCTGTTCATGCGTCCGCAAGACGTGGAGGCGGTGCGGGATATTCTTTGCTATCACGCCAGAATTGCCGATTCAGAAGAGCTTCAGACACCCAACGCGCTTAAGGCGCGTTTTCATGTTGAGCCTATCGATCCCGCTAAAGGGTCAGCCACGGGCTATATCGCTAAATACATCTCAAAAAATATCGACGGCTTCGCGCTCGATGGCGAACAGGATGAAGAAACCGGGGAAAACCTCCGTGACATGGCCAAATCCGTATCGGCCTGGGCATCCCGCTGGCGTATTCGTCAGTTTCAGCAAATTGGTGGTGCGCCAGTGACTGTCTGGCGGGAACTGCGCCGCCTGGGCGATCAGCGCCTGACTGACAGCCGCATGGATGCGGTGCTGGCGGCGGCAGATGTTGGGGACTGGGCTGCCTATACCCAGTTGCAGGGCGGAGCACTGGCTGCTCGTCGCGATCTGGTTGTACGTCTGGCATATGAAATCACAGAGCAGGGTAACGAGTACGCCGAAGATGTTCAGCGTGTGCAGGGTATCTATTCGCCTTTGATCCCTGATTCCGAAGTTTGCACCCGTCTGGTTAAGTGGCAGAAGGTTGCGAAGTTGGCCGAAGCGCCAGCGGAGGCGGGTTTTTCTGGCGGCAGCGCCGCCCCTTGGAGTTCTGTCAATAACTGTACGGATGGTGAAGCCCCCTGGCGGTTAAAAAGTGATTTAAACCAGAGGGGGTTTGTCGGATCCGACGAAGAAATAGCCATACTGATGCGCGGCAGCGGGCTGATGTATGGCCGGGGAACGTTGATTTACAGGAATGGTCGATTACAGGATAAGCAGCATGATTCGAGTAGCCAGCGCTGGCCGGGTTGGTCGTGAGTATTTTTGATTTAAGTGACAGATATTGCGGAACATTCTTATGTTTCTGTTTCCAACTCTCAAAATGTGATTTACTCTACACTGTATCTTTATACAGTTGTTTGCGTAGGAGGATATTAGTGCAGGATTTATTTGTTGAGACTATTGCGCTTCAGCGGATTGCGTTATTTACAAAGTTGGTTGCTCGGGGGGATTGCTCTGTTGATGAAAAAGACGTGGCGATAGCATGGCTGGGGGAGTTGACGGAGGCGTTATCCAGAAAGCTGGATGAGAATGAAGCTAATAGCCCCCAGAGCGGGGGCATTTCACGCGGCGGGTGTGGCTTTCAGTAGGTCAAGCGCCATTTGCTTCTGAACAGGTGACAGGTTGTTAAGCAGAGCCTGAACCATCGCATCACCTGTTTTCGCACTCGGGCTGAGAGTGTGGGAAAAAGTCAGGTTCATAACAAAAGTATGCCCACACTCTACGTCCGCACAGGCGCAGTAAATATCAGCAATCTGCCGGTGCTTCCGGTTTGTCTTGCGAATAACCGCCTTTGAGCCGCATTCCGGGCATTCGATTTTCAGCACGCGCATATTCCACTCTCCAGCTGTCAAAATATGCCTGGATTTTAGCCTTTTTTGTCTCATGCCGCATCCTTATCCGTTGTTTCAGCTGAAAAATGTAGGTGCAGTCGTGGGGGAACTTCGGGATCGCCATTGATGGCCATAGCCAGGCGGCGCTGGATAGGGCGTACTTCGTTGCGTTTATAGGTTCGCTCTGTCTTTTCCGGGTCGCCCAGTCCCGCCGCATTCTGCGGCACGATACCTGCCAGCCCGGCCGGAAAGCGGTGCGCATTCAGAATGTCCTGGGCGCTGATGTTCTTCACGTTGGCAAATTCATCCTTTGCAGAAATATCACCCATTTCAATGAATTTGATGGCGTCGCCGTCGCCACCAGGAATATTTACCAGAATGGTGGAGAAATTGCCGATCCCCTTGCTGTCCCGCAATTGCTGTTCAATCTCTTCCTCCATCTCGTCCGTCATGCTGGGGTCGCGGGTGTAGAGGATACCGCCCGTGTGCGCCCCATTGTGGTAGTAGCGACGGCGGAAAATAACCGCTTCGCTGTTGAGCAGCGCAGAGTGGACGCCGCCGATGTAGTCCGGCAGGCCATAGATATGCTGCTGCGGGTCGTACATCTTGATGAAAATAATATCTTCCTCTGGGTAAACCAGTGGCTCTCCTTCCTGTAGTACCACATAGTCGCCTGGAACCGGCTGCGCGTTCTCCCTGTCCTTACGGCGTCGCATGTAAAGGCCCGGCAGAGGTGCCAGGTCGATAACGTCACCCCAGCCGTTGCGAATTTTTGCAATGGCAATATCACCGAAGGTCAGAAAATCGAACACCGCCGCGTCGAGTTCGTCGTGGGTCAGGCCACCGCTGATGTAGTCCGATATCACCATATTTTTGCGGGCGTGCAGGATGCCGCCGTGCTGGCCGTTCAGGTTAATCAGCTGCGCCAGCGCCAGCCGGTCTATCGGCTGGGTGTAGTGATCGGCGGCGTTGTCGTACCAGATATCCCGGTAATCCGTACCGGTAGTCAGCACCGGCTCGGGTTTGCCGAACGAAATAATGCTCATCTTTTTGGCTTTATCGCCGCGCTTGTTACGGGCGGTATATCGTTTTTTCGTCATGCTGCCTTCTTCATTCCCCAACGGGATTTTGGTTTATTTTCGTAGTTCAGCGGTTCGTTGTGCAGGGCATGGGTGATCGCCCAGAATGATTCTGCGTGGCCCGTCTCCGGGCTGCGGTCTGCAACAAAGGTCATGGCGTTACCACTCTGTGTGGTGGTGCGCCGGATGGCCATAAAGCTGGCCGGGATCTCCTTCAGCTCTTTGTCCCACTCAATGCGCTGACTTTCCACCACGTCAGCGGCTTTCAGTACCAGCTGATTTTTGGTGCTCATGTCGTAGCGAATGGGAACAGCCACGCGCATGGCAAAGTGCTGGATATTGTCAAAGACGCCCTGGCCGATGCCGGTCACGTCAATACCCAGATAGGCGAAGTTGTAGCGCTTAAACAGTGTCTCTATCTGCTGGGCCTGCCAGCGGAAGTTCATTCCCTTCCAGTTAAAAACGGCCAGTACGCGGAATTTTTCTGCGGCCAGCACCGGTGGTGCGAGTATGACAAAGCAGGATAAATCCCCGCTGCGGGCCGGGTCGAAGCCGCCCCATACCGGGCGATTGCCGAATGGCCGTGCAGCGTTCGGGTCGTGATCCTGCCAGGTTTCCGTTTCGACGGCGCAGGCTTCCAGGTCGGAGAAGCTGAAAACGCTGTCTTTGCTGTCAACGAACACGCACATATAGAGCATATTGAAGGTGGTGTCGTTGTAGCGGTTGCGCAGTTTTTCGATGCTGGCCAGGTTGAACCCGCCCGCGATCGCATCTTCCATCGTGATGATATAGCGCCACTGGCCGTCCGGGCAGAGTCGCCCGCCGTCGCGCATTTCATCAAATGACGGAAACTTAACGGCCGCGCGCTTTTTACTGCCTCTTTTCCACTCTTCACCTGTCCAGAACGGGTAGGCCTGGTGCGTTTTCGCGGACGGAGTGGAAAAGTAGGTGGTGCGCCATTTGTCATGCGTGGCCATTGCGCTGGCCACTTCGTTAAGCCTGGCGAAGTTTGGCACCCAGAAATATTCATCGCAGTACAGATGGCCGCTGTAGGACTGCGCGGTATTTTTGTTGGTGGACAAAAAGCGCAATTCTGCGCCGTTGCTGAGCCGGATCGGATTGCCGGTCAGGGTGATACCGAAATACTGTTCAGCGATGTTGACAATATAAGAGCGGAAATACTCTGCCTGAACCTTTGATGCAGAAAGGAATATTTGCGGGTCGCCGGTCATGACGGCGTTTTCAAACGCCTCAAAAGCAAAATACCAGGTCGCGCCAATCTGACGGCTTTTCAGAATGTTGCGCACCTGCTGGCCAATGTTCAGGCGCAGATGTTTCTGATAGTCGAAAAGATGCTCATCGGCCCAGGTGTCGAAGTCCTCCTGGGTGAGGGCCGAAATATCGTTCTTCTTATACTTCCGCTTTTTACGCGGCTCGCCGTCGTCATTCCCGTTATCGCAGGCTTGATCGATGTGTGCTCCCTTGCTTGAGGCCAGCTTCTCCTTATGTTTATTGCTCTGCGCCCGCAGCTTCACGGCATGCGCAATGAGCATGTCCATTTCTTTAAGGTCGAGATCGGTTTTTCCGTCACGGCTGGTCAGCAGCTGGTAGCGGCGTTCAATCGCCTCCTCAGTGCTTTCAAAACTGAGCAAATCCGCCCAGCCGTCTTTATGCGCCCAGTAGTAAATGATCCGCGCATTCGGCAGATTTAATTCTGATGCAATTTCTTTTGGCGTATAGCGGCGCAGATAAAGTGCCCGTGCCACGCCTTTTAATTCGTCGGAGTATTTAGCCATAGATTTAATTATGCCGTGCCATGAATTAAAAACGGCGGTGGATATTCGGAGTTGTTCGGAATAAGCGCTTAACCGAATTAACCAGAATTAAGCCGGATGCGGTCTGTGGTTTATTTCGCAATAATTCAGTTCACAGCATGAGATTCATTAAATCGGCAGGGGAGGGAATATGTGTCGCATTTAAAAACGGGTTGGCTGTGCGTCGCGACTGAAGGAGATACGGTTGACGGGAGGGTGATTGAGCGGCAATGGATTATCGACATGGGGGAAACCTACGACGCTAATCATTATGCTGCCCTGCTGTGGCCGGAGCATGAGCGCGATTTCGGGAATTTTGGCGAGGTGCTGGAAGCGGAATGGCATGAAGGTGAAGACGGGCTGGCGAGATTGTTTGTCAGTATCCGTCCGAATAAGCGCCTGATTTATGCCAATGACGAAGGTCAGCTGTTGTTTTTCTCCGTAGAGCCGGAGCTGAACTGGCGAGGTGGTGATCGCACCTACCTTATGGGGCTGGGTGTCACGGATAATCCGGCCAGCACAGGCACAACAAGACTGCGATTCGGTCGCCGTCGATTGAACAGGCAGGGATATTACAGTGGTGTGATCTCCCGTGATGGCAAAATTAAACAGGATGGACTGATGAAAAACTGGCAAAAACTTTTTGGTCTGAAGCCGAAGTTTGAAAACGAAAACCCGGCTGATGATACGCCAGCGGGTGATGATAAGTTGCAGGCGCTGGCCAGCGCATTAAACGATCTGGAAGCGCGTGTGGGGGCTATCGAAACGCAGCTTAATTCTGTACAGGACGATGTTGATACCATTTCTGAAGTGGTCGATACCGAAGAGTTTGCCGCTATTCGTGATAATGCGGCAGAAATTGTGACCCGCTTTAATGAACTGGGTAATAACGGTAAACGTAAACAGCGTCAGATCCCAGGCAAGGCCGGAAAATTTAATTTCCTGTAATTGTTCGCGCTGCGAATAACGTAGAAACAAAAATTTATTATCGCTTAATGGCGAGGGAGTCTTATGCACCTTAATAACCGTGCGCGGGAATTACTGGACAAATATTCGGCGGGGATGGCGCAGCAGTTTGGGGCGCGTGATACCAGCCGTTATTTTGCCCTGAATGACCCGCAGGAAAATGCGTTGCGTCTGGCCCTGCTGGAATCGGTTGAGTTCCTGAACATGATCACCTGTCTGGACGTTGACCAGCTGAGTGGCCAGGTGATTTCTGTAGGGTCGTCTGTACTGCATACCGGCCGCAGCGAAAACGGGCGCTTTATCCGTCAGGTCGGCGTGGACGGTAACGATTATTCCCTGGTGGAAACCGACAGTTGTGCCGCCCTGCGCTGGGATCTGCTTTCCGTCTGGGCGAATGCCGGGAAAGAAGAGAATGAGTTTTACAACCTGGTGCAGGCGTTTACCACCCAGGCGTTTGCGCTGGACATGCTGCGCATTGGCTTTAACGGTAAGAGTCGCGCCAAAACCACCGATCCGACTGCGAATCCGAACGGTGAAGACGTCAACATCGGCTGGCATGAGCGCATGAAAACGCTGCTCAATGGCAACCAGATTATGACCGATCCGGTCGTGCTGGATGATACCGGAGATTATCACTCTCTGGATGCGATGGCGTCAGACCTGATTAACGCCAAAATTCCGGCTCAGTTCCGCAATGACCCGCGTCTGGTGGTGCTGGTCGGGGCCGATCTGGTTGCGGCGGAGCAGTACCGACTGTATCAGGCGGCAGACCGTCCGACTGAGAAAATTGCCGCGCAGCTGCTGGGTAACACTATCGCGGGCCGTAAGGCCATTATCCCGCCGTTTATGCCGGGCAAGCGCATGGTTGTTACGCCGCTCAGTAACCTGCACATCTACACCCAGCGTAACACCCGTCAGCGTAAGGCCGAGTTTGTTGATGACCGTAAGCAGTTTGAAAACAAATACCTGCGCAACGAAGGTTACGCCGTTGAGGTGCCGGAATTGTACGCCGCGATCGACGAGTCCGCCGTGACTATCGGCAAGGTCAGTGAGCAGCAGGAGGGCTAATAAATGGCACTTTCTCCCGCGCAGAGACACAGTCAGCGCATCGCCACTGAACGCCAGTTACAGCGCAGTCAGGCAGTGGACAGCAGCGAGAGTATGCACATTCTGGTGAAAGCGCTGGAAAAGGACGTGGAACAGGCGCGGAGCATTCAGTTTATTCCCGATCGCATTGTGTTTAAACGGGATGTGCTACTGCCTCGCTGGGTGCCCACGGTGGAAGCCTATCTGGACAGCGGCCAGGTATACGCAAACCCGGTTTTCGCCTGGTGCGTGATCTGGCTGTTTGATGTGGGAAATCTGGATAAGGCGCTGGACTGGGCGGATATCGCTATCAGCCAGCAGCAGGCCACGCCTGACCGCCTGCGCAGCAACTTTCCCACGTTCGTGGCCGATACGATGCTGGCGTGGGCGGAAGAGTCTGCCGGACGCGGGGAAAGTATCGAACCGTATTTTTCGCGCACCTTTGAGCGCGTCGCCAATACCTGGCGGCTGCATGAGCAGGTCACGGCGAAGTGGTTCAAGTTCGCCGGACTGGAACTGCTGCGCAATGAGGATGGCCAGAAGACGGCGGCGGGCGTGGACGATATCGACACGCTGGAAAAAGCCGATCGGTTACTGGCTGTCGCGGAACAGCACTATTTCAAAATCGGCGTGAAAACAGCCCGGCAGACCATCGCCGCACGTCTGCGCAAACTGACGCAAGGCTGACGACTACCAACCGCCAGACGGGCGCGGTGGAGGGCAAATCACTGATGTGAATTTGCGCCGTGGAAACCGGTCAGCCCGTCTTTTTAAGGGGGATTTATGTTCAGTGGCAACCCGATTGATTACCAGGATGAGCAACTGAGCAATAACGGATTCTGGCCGGACTTAAACCTGAAGGATTTTCAGGCACAGCGCTCCCTGCCGCCAGATATCGACGCAGAAACACTCGCGCAAGCGTTGTTGAGTGCTGTGATGGAAGTTAACGCAGAGCTGGAAGGGGTACAGGCCGGATATCTGGCAAAAGGGCATCTGACGGCAGAAGCGGTGCCGGGTGTCACGATGAATGGCCTGAACGGTATATGCGCCCAGTACACCAAAGCGGTGTTTGCGCGGGGAAAGGCGGATTTGCTGGGCGAATTCGCCACTATCGGGCGGCGTGACTCGCACCCGGGGCAGGAAAGCGCGGAGACACGCGCCGGGCTGTTAACTGAAGCCTCTGTGGTGATCCGCAGAATGAAGGGGCTGAAGAGAGCAACGGTGAAAAAGGTATGAAAAACACACAGCTGGAATCACTGACCGCCTTTTTCAGGGAAAACGTACCTGCCCGCGCAATGGGGGCATTTACCAGCGTCATGGACGAAATGCAGTTTATCCCTGCCGCAAAAGATTTGGGGATGGAACAGTACCGGCAGGCGGTTATCCGTTACAGCGCTGTGCTTTCCTGGGAGCGCTTTCCGTACCGGATTTGCGATCCGCGCCTGCTGTTTTCGCTGATGGCCGCGTGGCTTGACGACACAGACAGGGAATTGTTCGACGAGCTGGGGATTAACGAGGCCGATCCTGACTGGGATGTTTCCGTGGACAGCGAAGAGACAGCCACGGTGCTGGTCAGCGTGCCGATGGTGGAAGAGCTGGTTCTGATCCCTGACGAAAACGGGCCAATTCCGTGGCAGGGACAACGCTGGCGACTGGCTGACCCTGAGATCTGGACGGCATTCAGTGCGCAGATTTTTGGTGCTGACAGCACCGGTGCGCCGGTAGGGGATGCCTGATGATTATCGGTGGCGAGCTGAACAAATCCCAGCTTGCGGAGCTGCGCAAAACGCTGGCTCGCGCAGACCTGCCAAAAGCGAAGCGGCAGCGCCTGCTGTGGCGTCTGGCCAAATACGGGCTGATCGCCGCCGCAAAGCGAAACGTCCGCAATCAGGCCGATCCGGACAGGGAAGCCTGGCCGGGGCGCAGGACGAAGCGCAAAGGCAAAATGCTGCGCAACATGCCGAAGTTGCTGCATATCCGGGATATGCCGGAAATCAGCGCGGTGCGGGTGTATCTCCAGGGAGGTGGCTACCGCAACGGCACAGGGGATGTGCCTGCCGGGGTGGTGGCGTACAGCCAGCAGAACGGAATGAGCGTCAGGGTCAACCGCAGCAGCGTCAGGCGCGGCAACAGGGCCGGGCAGATGGCGACGCCTGCTCAGGTAAAACGCCTGCGGGGGCTGGGCTACCGGGTCAGGAAGGGTAAGCGCTGGCGTAAGCCCACGGCCAAAGAACTGCTGGCGTCAATGCCCTATGACCAGGCCGGTTTGCTGATCCGCAAACTGTCGGGTAAGGCGGTAAAGGACAGCTGGACGATTGATCTGCCCGCCCGTGAGTTTCTGGGCATGAGTGACGAGGATTTCAGTCAGGCACTTGCTCGTCAGTTGCAGGGGATTGGCTTCGGCTGGGATGTAAGAGCACAGGATATAAGGGGACGAAATGGCGTGGCCTAATGTTGGAGTGAACCAGCTGAATCAGCAGCAGGGCGAAACCACGGAAGTGGAACGCGTGTTGCTGTTTGTCGGTCGGGGAACCGTGAATACCGGCAAAACGTTGCCGGTGAACAGCCAGAGCGATCTGGATGTGTTGCTGGGTGAGGTTGACAGCGATCTCAAACGTCAGCTGACTGCGGCCCGCGACAATGCCGGGCAAAACTGGTGGGCGTTTGTGCGGGTACTGGATGAGGACGGGAAGTGGACAGATGCCGTGCAGGATGCGCAGCAGGTGGCCTCAGTGGAAGGTGTGGTGCTGTGCGATGCGGTTTCAGAGAAGGCTGTGATTAATGAAGCCATCGCGCTGCGCAGCACCTTGATCGCGAAATATGGCCGCTGGGTGTGGTTTATCCTGGCTGTTCAGGCGATGCAGGCGGACGAAGCCCAGGCCGATTATCTGGCGCGGTTGACTGCGCTACAGGCGGGGATAGCTGAAAAAGCCGTTTGCCTGGTGCCGGTGCTGTGGGGCAATGAGCCGGGTGTACTCGCCGGGCGACTCTGTAACCGCGCCGTGACCATCGCAGACAGCCCGGCTCGGGTGAAAACCGGGGCGCTGGTCAGCATGGGAAGTGATGATGTGCCGGTGGATGGCGACGGGGTATCGCTTCAGCTGGCCACACTTCAGGCGCTGGAAGCCCAGCGTTTCAGTGTGCCGATGTGGTACGCGGACTATGACGGTTATTACTGGTCTGACTGCCGCACACTGGACGCGGAGGGCGGCGATTATCAGGCACTGGAGATGGTGCGGATCGTCGATAAGGTGGCCCGTCGCGTGCGACTGCTGGCCATTGCCAAAATTGCCGATCGGGCGCTGAACAGCACGCCGGGAAGTATTGCGGCAAACCAGCTGTATTTTGCCCGGCCGCTGCGCGAAATGTCGAAGTCCAGCGAAATTAACGGGGTGCAGTTTCCGGGTGAGGTCAAATCACCGAAGGACGGCGATGTGACCATTGTCTGGAAAACGCGCAAGAAAGTGGAGGTTTACGTGGTGATCCGTCCGTATGAAATGCCGCTGGAAATAACCATCAATCTGATGCTGGATGCCAGCCTTGAGGGGGCCGCATGAGTAAGCGTATTTCCGGGGCGTCGTTTGACACCTACTGGGGAACGGATTTGATCCACGTCGAAAAGCTGACGCTGGATATTACGGATAACACTGCGCTGGCGCAGACGAAGGGGGTGCCGGATGGCTATGTGGACGGGGATGTGTCCGCTGAAGGGGAAATTGAACTGTCCATCAAGGCACTGGCCACCCTCAAGGCGCAGGCCAGTTCAGCAGGGTCGTGGCGTGGTATTCCGGTCGCGGACATGCTCTTTTACGGCAAAGCCGGAGAGGAAGAGGCCAAAATTGAAGCCTTCGGCGTCAAGCTGGTACTGAGCAGTATTCTCGACCTCGATCCGAAGGGCGGCTCTCTGTCCACCCGCAAAATCAAGGTGCTGGTTACAGACCCGCGCTTTATCAATATCGACGGCATTCCGTATCTGGAGCCGGAAACCACGCAGAGCCTGATCGCATCGTAAGGGAGAGTTATGCAGGAGTATGAAAAGGGGTTTATCACGCTGGCCATCATGGGGGCGCTGATTGCGCTGGGTAAGATGCTGACCAGTAATGAGCCGATTACCGTCCGCCTGATCCTGGGGCGCGTTATCGTCGGCAGTGCATTGTCTCTCGCCGCAGGCGTGGCGCTGTACTTTGTCCCGGATATCCACCCGCTGGCGCTGGCCGGGATTGGCTCCGCGCTGGGTATTGCGGGTCTGAACGGCGTGGAAGTGTGGCTGCGTAAAAAAGGCTTTGATTTGGGTAGAGGAGTCGGGAAATGACGTTAAGCGAAAAACAACAGCTGTTTGTGGTGATGGTGGCCAATCTGATCCACTGGGCCGAAGAGCACGGCTACCGTCTGACGTTTGGTGAAGCCTACCGCACACCGGAGCAGGCGGCGCTGAACGCGAAAAAGGGCAGCGGGATTTCCAACAGTCTGCACACCCAGCGCCTGGCAGTGGATTTCAATCTGTTTGTGAACGGCCAGTATAAGACCCGCACAGAGGATTACCGCCCCCTGGGCGAATACTGGGAGTCGCTGGGCGGCAGCTGGGGCGGGCGCTTCAGAACCAACCCGGACGGCAATCACTTCAGCCTGGAACATAACGGGGTGCGCTGATGGACAGGCTTGTTGCGGGTGTAATGCTGCTTTGCGTGCTGGCATTTGCCGGAGGGTGGAAAGTGGCCACCTGGCAGCATGACAGCGTGGCGCTGGCAATCAGCAAGGCGGCGACGGCTACCGGAAACCGCCTGGCGGACGCGGCAAGCCAGTCCGGGCGCAGGCTTGAAGAGCAACTGGAGGCTTTGAAAAATGCGCCACCGCGTGAGATCCGCACCGAAGTGGTTAAGCCGGTGTTCACTAACGTGTGCATGTCTGATGATTTTGTCCGCATGTACAACGACGCCGCCGCCAGTACCGAACGTGCGCTTTCAGGAAAACCTGAAAACTAAGTGTGTAGTGAGCCTGCCGAGGCTGGCAGGTGTTACGGGCAGGGATGCCGCAGAGCTATTAACAGTTTATCTCGACCTTTACGGGCAGTGTGCCGCCCGTCATAACCAGCTGGTTGATGAAATTAATTTACGAGAGGATTTACAGCGTGGAAAAACAGATTATTGAACTGACCGTGGCCGGAAAGGATATTGCTTTTGAACCGAATATCGCGGCATACAATAAATTAATTAACGATATGTCAATGGATAATAAAGTGTCACCGGCACATAACTATCTGATGCGTATTGTGACGGCGGAAACCAAAGAGGATCTGGCGGATATTCTGAAGTTACCGGGTGCGGCATTGCAGCTGGTTAACGAAATAAATAAACGCTTTGCGCCTGAGCTGGATATTGTTGCAAAAAACTGAGCGCCCGGATTACCGCCATTAATCATAACGGGATGGAGCAGTATTATATTTTGCGCAGACATTATTTACCATGCGGTGATGATTCACTGGATGATATTGCTGCTGCATTGTGGCTGGATAATCGCTACTGGGAAAATATGAGTGTGGCCGTAGCGAACGGAATTGGGACTGCTTTTAAGGGAAGCTAATGAACAGCCTGGATTTTACGTTAAGTCTGATTGATAAATTCACGCGCCCGCTCAGGGCCGCGCAGAATTCGGCTGTTCAGTTTGCGGATAAGTCCGTTCAGGCGTTTAAACGTATCGGTATCGGTGGTGCTGCCCTGTATGGCGTGGGGCAGTCCATCGGCGGAATGCTGGCACCGGCATTTGATATGTTTAACGCGCTTCAGGAGCAGTCCGCCAGGGGGATTGATTCTGGCGTCCTGAAGACTGTTCAGCGTGACGCGCTGGCCTTCAGCACCACTTACGGTACGGTGGCCACCGATTTTGTCAGTTCAACCGCAGAGATTAACAGTGCCATCGCCGGGCTGACCGGGCAGGAGCTACCGAAGGTGACGAAGGTCGCCAACCTGATGGCGTTTGAGATGCAGTCATCCACCTCCGAAACGGCTGAGTTTATGCGCCAGATGTTCGCAAACTTCCGTACGGATGCCGATTCGCTGGGAAAAGTGCAGTTTGCGGAGCAACTGGCAGGAAAAATGACGCTGATGCGCCAGCGCTTCGGGCTGGAAATGGGGATGGTCAAAGACCTGATGGAAGGTGCTCGCGGGGCGGGCACGAACTACGGGGTTGGCATGAATGAGCAACTGGCCGTAATGGGTGAGTTAAGTCGCACCCTGGGAACGGAAGCCAGCAGCGCCTACGAGGGATTTATGACCTCAGCTATCGAGGGCGGTAAAAAGCTGGGCCTGTCGTTCACCGATACGGCCGGGAAGATGCTCTCCATGCCGGATATTCTCACGAAGTTACAGGGGAAATACGGCCAGAGCCTGGAAGGCAACCTGAAGGCCCAGAAGGAGCTGGACGATGCCTTCGGCGACAGTTCGGCGGTGGTAAAGCAGCTTTACGGCAATGTGTCCGTGCTCCAGCGTAATATCACCGAGTTGGGCGGCGCGGACGGGCTTAAACGCACCCAGGAGGCGGCAGCAAAACTGGTTAAACCGATGGATCGATTTATGGCCATTATCCGGGCCGTTCAGATTGCCATCGGGTTAACGCTGGTTCCGGCGCTTAACCCTTTGCTGGACTGGGCCGCGCGGACAGGCCAGACCTTTGCCCGCTGGATGAGCTTATTCCCGAATATCGCCCGCGTGGTGGGCTGGGTGGCAATGGCGGTACTGGGGTTTGCTGCTGTGGGTGCGATCCTGAATATTATCATGGGGCTGTCTGCTTTCATCCTGACCGGCTGGGGAGCCGCGCTGAAACTGGTCAGTGGAGCACTGACGGTGGTTCGTACAGCAGCGATGCTGACCGGTGCCGCCATTAACTTTATGAGCTGGCCGGTTTTGCTGGTTATCGGAGCCATCGCGCTGCTGGTCGCCGGGTGTTATCTGCTGGTTAAGCACTGGGACACGGTAAAAGCGGCTGTGATGGACACAGCGGCGTTTCAGGTTGTGGCGCAGGCCGTCAGCTGGCTGGCAAATCTGTTTGCCTCCGTGTGGGAATGTATTTCAGCGGGCTGGAATAGCTTTATTGCGCTGCTGACGGGATTTTCACCGCTCGACGCATTAAGCGGCATGGCGTCGGGAATAATGAAACTCTTTGACGGCATATGGCAGGCTATTAAGAATAGTTTCAGTGCTTCATGGAACTGGATTGTAGATAAATTAAACATGATCCCCGGTGTGAATATCAGCACCACCACGACAACACCGCCCGTAACAGAAAATAAACTTTCAACGGGTGGGCAATTACGCAGCGTTGAGCCGGGCGGTATCAGTCGAACCATTAATAACAGCAACAATAATAAAGTGGATAAGCGCGGAAACAGCATTGGTACGGTAAATATTTATCCGCAGGAGCCATTTACGCCGGGCAAATTGCAGGAATGGCAGGAGATGGGGTTATGAGTGATGTGTTATATATCGACCTGCTGATTACAAATGATGATTTTGTCCTGAATACCGGTAATGAGCCTGTTTTATGTAATAACCGCCAGAGTATCGGACAGGACGTGATTCACAGCATTACTGAAAGCGGGCTGGCAACGGAATTAATTGCCGAACGTAGCCCGACACTGCGCGGCGATATTTTTACCCGCATGGAATTGCTGATTGAAGACGATGAACGGCTGATACCCGGCACGGTATCCATTACTGAAGAAACCCTGTCGCGCCTGTGGGTGACGGCAGACACCTATGATTTTGGGCCGCTGTCGTTGAGGGTGGATCTATGACGGAAAAACCGCAGGTGGATTTTGAAAACCTGGTCAATGAAAGCGGTATGCCTGCAACGGCCGACGAGGCCCGCAGCCGGTTTAATGCCATCGCAGCTGATGAAGGCATTATCACCAACACGTCGAAAATGTCGCCGTTCTGGCGGCTGATCACGGCCATCGTCACTGCGCCGGTGATGTGGCTGCGCGATGTGATGATCCATACCGTGCTGGCAAATATGTTCGTGGCTACGGCTTCCGGGCAGATGCTGCGGTTGCTGGCCTGGGCGGTCAATATCACGGTTAAACCGGCAACGGCCGCACAGGGTGTGATCCGCTTCTATAAAGCCTCACCGGCCGCAGCCGTCACGATTAAAGCCGGAACGCTGGTGCAGACCGAGCGAATCAACGGCACGGTATACCGCCTTGAGGTAACGGAAGATTTCACCCTCACCGCAGGCACTGCCAGTGCTTTGGTGCCGGTGACCGCGGAGGGGACGGGCGGCGCATATAACCTCGCACCGGGATATTACCGGATTCTGCCTGTGGCGGTGTCAGGTATCAGCCATGTGGTGAGTGAAGAAAACTGGCTGATGGTGCCGGGTGCTGATGAAGAGAGCGACGATGAACTGCGTGAACGCTGCCGTAACCAGTTCAACCTGGTGGGTAATTACCACACCGATGCGGTTTACCGCTCCATGATTGCGGGTATCGCCGGGTTGAGTATTGACCGTATCTATTTTGAGCACGACGCTCCCCGTGGCCCCGGAACCGCTAATGCCTATTTGTTGCTGGACAGCGGTGTGATCTCCGATCCGTTTGTGGCGGCGGTGAATGACTACATCAACACGCAGGGCCACCACGGACACGGCGATGATATGCAGTGTTTCGCTATGCCGGAAACATCCCACGATCTGGATGTTGTCCTGTACCTGCCCGATCCGGACAACATGCTGGCCGATGAGCGTGATGCGCTGTTGTCCGGGGTGGAAAATCTGGTGCGCAGCGCGTTTCGGGAAAATACGGATTATGACGTGAAGAAGACGTGGCCATATGGCCGGTTCTCCTTCTCTAATCTGGGCCGGGAGATCCACCGGACATTTACGGCGGTGGACTCAGTCACTTTCTCGCTTCGGGATATCGTCAGTGAGCTGAACGTGCCGCGCCTGGCCAGCCTGACGGTGAGTATCGAACATGACTGATTTTAATAAAAAACTGGCCGGGTTAACGCTGCCGTCATGGATGAACAAAGGCGAGCCGCGCAAGTTACTGAATACGGCCCGGCGCTTCTGGCAGCAGGTCTGGCAGTGGATAACCTGGCCGGTGAACCAGTTCGATCCGCTGACCTGTTCGGAGTCGATTTTACGGCTGATGGCCTATGACCGGGATATTACCCGCTTCAATGGTGAGCCGCTGTACCTGTTCAGAAAGCGTGTGGCGTATGCCTTTGTGAACGCGGCGGACTCAGGTTCTATTGCCGGGTTTATTGCCATCTTTGAACGTCTGGGTATCGGCTATGTGGAGCTGCTGGAGCGCCAGCCGGACATAGACTGGGATGTGATTATTGTCCGCGTTTCGGACAGCCAGATTGCCCAGAACGCCGATCTGATGATGCAGATTATCCGCCAGTACGGCCGCACATGCCGCCGCTATCGGTTTGAGGTAATGAACACCCTGAAACTGCATATCAATGCCGGGTGGAATGACGGGGAATTAATCTGCTATTACGCCGGGGAATATATCGGCGGTAAAAAACGACTGGACGGGGAATATATCTGTTTTCCGGCCAGTGTTGGAATTAATGATAACGCCATGTTTGGCGCAAAACTGTAGGTATTATTTATGAGTCAGACGGTGATTACTTCCGCCTTTGAACAGCTGAAAGCCCAGGAAGCGGCGAACGGTGGCGTTGTCATTCTTGATGAGTTCGTGTTTGCCAACGTCCCAAATCTGGACATTACCAGCCCAATTGATCGTGGCGAAGGGTTGCCGGACGAGGCTCTGATTGTCCATCGCCAGGCTGTGGGTAAAACCGGGATGGTGAATAATAACGCTGTGGTTTACTCCGTGGTGATGGGCGCAGATGTGGGTGATTTTGACTTCAACTGGGTGGGGCTGGTTAACAAAGCTAATAACGTGGTGGCGATGATTGTTCATGCGCCCACGCAGAAGAAAATCAAAACGGCCACCGGCCAGCAGGGGAACGTGTTAACCCGCTCTTTCCTGATGGAGTATAACGGCGCGTCAGAACAGACCCAGATTATTACCCCGGCAGATACCTGGCAGATTGATTTCACCGCCCGCCTGAACGGTGTTGATGAGCGTATTCGCTGTGAAAATATGGATATCTACGGCGAAGCCTCTTTTCTGGGGGATGGCTTCCTGGTGAGTAAAGCCGGGTCGCAGTACGTCGTCAAAAAAGGCGTGGGCTATGTTGCCGGTGTGCGCACTGAGTTGCTGTTTGACCAGAATATTACGGTTTCACAAAAGCCGGTAAAGGTCTGGGCGGACGTCGCCTGGAAGGGAACATTAACTAGCGTCTGGGCGTCAGCGGTTAAACTGACCGTGGCGGAGACGCTGGAGAATTACACTGATAATGACGAACAGCATTATGTGTATGCTCTTGCGTTGATTAGTTCTGATGGTTCTATAACTGACCTCCGCGCAAGCCATGTAAATCAAGGGTCAGGCATTATTGCGGAGCTTAGTAAAAAACAACCTCTGGACGCCACGTTAACCGCACTGGCTGCGCTTCCTGCTGGAAAGGATAAATTACCTTTTTTTACGGGTGACGATGAGGCGGGGCAGACAGATATTACGGAAGTGGGGCGGGGGTTGCTGGCCTGTAGTTCAGCCCCAGATATTGTTGAATACCTTGAATTAAGTGATTTTATTGATGGCACAAACAGGGCGCTAAATTACGTTATGCCTGAATTTTTTACGGGCGATGATACGGAACAACTTCTGGCTGCTGTAAGTCACGCCAGGGCAACCGGAAAAACCTTACTAACCGAGCCAGGTAAAACATATTATCTGACGGGGAATGCAGGTCTGGATATTGATTTGGGATATTTTTCTTTTGGTCCGATAGTTGGCCGTTCAAAAATTGATGCCACGGGGTTTAATGGGCCTTATGCACTCTGGATTCATTCATCTGTACCTTATGAATTAGGAGAGAGGAACAATCATAATAAAATGAGAGGGATTGATTTACAGGGCGGCATTAAAGGTATTAAACAGGCCGGTTGGCTGTGGGGGAATAATAACGATAATAATAATGGAACTTATACCGGGCAATGTTATGTTGAAGATTGCTCCGTTGATACTTTTGATTTTCTTATTAAATGCACAAATAGCTCATGGCGTTATAAAGTCCATCATTGCGGATTCACCACTTATCAAGCGGGTACAGCAGTTATTGATGCGCCGGAAGGCTTACTAGATTCTGGAGAATCAATAACTTTTAATGATTGTCAGTTTTTCGATTCGAAAGGGACACCGATAAGTATTGGATGTGATAATTTTTCAATTGGTTTTCCAGGGACATCCATTTTAAATACGCCTGTTAAGATTACCGGACGCGGTGTGACCATGTCTGTAACTGATATGGGAAATATTGAAAACCCCAATGCGAAAGGCTGGTACCGATATGTTGAGGTTACAGGAATCGGGTCAAGGTTTATTCTGAGCGCAAGTACTCTGGTATGTAATCAGCCAAATTTGCAGACAAGACCACTGTTTTACGTCGGCAGTGGCGCATTTATCAGTTTTACTAACGTGAGGTTTAGCGGTAATGCCTATCAGTTCCAGTCCTTAAATCCTGAAGGATTGAGAACTTTTGTTGAAGGTTCGGGAACGGTATGCTGCACAGGTTGTATATCTGATATTGGTTCTGGTGTGGGAAATATTCCCGTTCACAGATCTATTAGCCGTGTATTTAACGGAAACTTTGAAAAAGGAACGCTTACGGGCTGGAGTGTAAATAAATCTGGCTCACCAAGTCAGACTGCTGAGGCTAAATCTGATGCGGCAAAGAATGGTAGCTACGGTGCCAGACTGAATAGTATTACGGGACTTCGTGTATTTGCCACTCAAAAAGTTAGGGCGATAGTTGGTGAGTATTTTATGTCAGCATGTTGGGCGCGTGTCGTATCAGGGTCGCAGGATGGTGGACCGGCTGGACAAGTTGGACTTACTTTTTACGCAAAAGATGATAGTCAGATTTCGGGCTTTATTGCTAATTTACCTGCCGTTGAAACGGACTGGAAAGTATATGGGGCTTTTTTATGTGGTATTGTTCCTGTCGGAACTGAATATGCCGAATTTCATTTGATGGCGTCTGACGGTGCAATTGTGGATTTTGATGATTTAATTATAAATTTTGTGTAGGTGGCTATGATAGGGGTTAATATCTGGTTCAGGACTGAAGTATATACTTTACCAATGAAAAGGGAATATGATCTTTCTTATGGTGACGATGTGGGGGAACTTATCTTTAAAGATTTTCCTGATGCAATTGATTTAACATGGCAAATTATTGAATAGATATCAGGGCTAATTAACAGAGGATAAACATAGTGTGGACTTTAAGTCTGATTAAGTTTAATAACCAAGCTAATAATAATGCGTGCTCTGTCATCCCCGCTCACCCATGGGTCTACGGACTTGGCCAGCAAACGGAAAACGGGACATATCTTAGCCCGACTAATGCCGTTTCGTATCTGGCGGATCAGCTGGTCAGCGCCGGTGATATTTCCGATGTGGTGATATTCCTCATCACCGGCAGCGGCCATGATGAATTTATGCAGAATCTCAATGGACTGGTTGATGTTCTGCCGGTTCCCGCCATGATGCAGGTTAAACGACTGGCGCAGTCGGCGGCAGAGCTGTCCACAGAGAGGATGCTGATCCCGTCACCTGCAACCACGTCAGTTGCAGCCGTGCCGTTCTCCACACCGACAACCCGCGCAGCGCTGAATGCGCAACGAATCGCGGAAGCGCAGACGCAGGCTGCATCCGGATTCAGTCTGGCGGAGGCAAAGGCAGCGCTGACGGGCTTTATCCAGGAAAGAAGCAATATTCTCAGTGAGGTGGCCAGCGGGCTGGAATCGCTGAAGGGGAAAAGCGCTCGCGCCTGGGCGTTCACCGCGCAGGGTGATATCACCACCACGCTGCGCACTATGGTTAAAGATATTCCGGCCGCGTCGGCAGTGCATTGCGCTGCGGTGATGATGGTCGGGGAGAATCTGGCAGGACTCAGGGAGATGATACATGAACTCGATAGCGACGCTGGCGCTTAACGGCGAAGGTATCCCACTGAAAAACATGCGGGTCACGCTCACCATGCAGTTTCAGGACAAAGAGCAGTCCGGGCAAACCAGTTCAACCGCCCGGGCAGAGCAGGGAACGAAGGGCAAAGAGCTGCGCGTATCCGGCGAAGTGCCGTTTAAAACCCCGGAAGTACTGAAGCGCATCTTTGAGTTGGCCAGTGCCACCGGCGACGATGGCCAGCGGGAGAAATACCGGGTTGCGCACGATGCCGCCCGGGCAGTGGGATTTCGTGAAGCCACGTTTACCGGGAGCCTGGACGCGCCACAGCAGGAAGGCCGCATGTCCTGGCTGGTCACGTTCACGCTGACTGAATTTATCAGCGTGCCGGAAAAACGGGAAGAGCGTGCGGCCGGAAAGGTCTCCGCGCAGAAGCAGACAGCGGGTGCAGGCGGTGCCACGGGGAGCGGAACCGCCTCAACCGGGGAAAGTGGCGAAAAACTGACGTGGTTTGAAAGCAAGGTGCTCAAGCCCGTAAACGATGCGCTGGGGTAATGCGTGAAGCCAATTCAACGAGTTTATTTATCAACGCAGCAGGTTCACTGCCCGGATATCGATCTGGTGCTGGAGCTGAACAGCTGCGGCCGGGGATTTATCACCGCGCAGACGGATCAGGACTACACCGGGAAGCTGGTGCGGGTCGATGTGGGCTATACCGATCTGCTGTTGCGATGGTTTACCGGATACGTTGAGCGCTCCCAGCCAGCGGAGAACGGCTTCCAGCGTCTCTTTGTGCGCGAGCTGGCAGGCGTGTTTGATAAACAGTGGCCGTGCTCCATGCAACACCCAACGCTGAAGCAGATTGGCAGCTGGCTGGCAGAGCAGAGCGGCATCACGGTTCAGGTGCCGGATGCCGGATACGCGACAACACCGATCCCCCATTTCACCCACAGCGGCACCGGCTTTCAGTTGCTGAATGTGCTGGGGCAGGCATTCAGTGTCGAGGGCTATATCTGGTATCCGCTACCCGATGGCGGGCTGTACCTGGGCGGGGCGGACGGGGCCATATTCGCAGGTAGGGAAGTGGACATCCCGGCTGAATTTGCCCAAAGCACGGCGGGTGGCAACAGCATGACGCTGCCGGTAGTGCAGAGCCTGCGGCCCGGTGTTGAGATGAACGGCCAGCGGATCACCCGCGTACACCTGAACAACGCAGACATGACCGTGACCTGGACGCCCCGCAATAAACAGACTGGCCAGCCACTACAGAAAGCGCCTCTACAGCGCCAGATTGAGGCGCACTACCCGGAGCTGGCCAGCGGACTGCATACCCCGAAAATGGGTCGGGTCGTGGCGCATACCGAACCGGTCAGCAGTGGTAATTTTGCCGATCCGTTTCGCCCGCGCTACGCCGTTGATGTGCAGCTGCTGGACGCGAACGGCAACCCGGACGGCAGCACGCCGGTGTATTCAGCGGTACCGCTGCCGGTGCCGATGGCGGGGAATGATTCAGGACTGTTTCAGTTCCCGGCGCTAGGAACGCTGGTCGAAATCGGGTTCACCGGAGGGCGTCCGGATAAGCCTTTTATCCGTGGCAGTCATGCAGACGGAACAAGCCTGCCTGACCTGAAGCCGGGAGAACAACTGCAACAGCAGCGCGAAGAGGTATCGCAGCGCGTCACCCAGGCCGGAGACTGGGTACGAAAAACCGATCAGAGTATCCGTGAAGACTCCATGTCCAGGGAAGTGACCGCCGATACGGAAAAACGCGAGCTGGTCACGCGGGAAACGATGGTGAAAGCCACTGACAAAACCACGGTGATCGGCACAACGCAACTGACGGCAGGGGCCATTCAGCAGATTGCTACCGGGGATTATGCTGTGGCCACAGGTCGAAACCGCCTGGCAACAATCAGCGGCGATGATGAGACGGATGTTGCTGGCCAGCAGACCACAACCACTGGCAAAGGACTGACAGAGAAGATTGGCGCGATACGCCGCAGCGTCGCCGCCGTGCAGCAGCAGATAGTTGCGCCCGTGGTCTGGATCGGCTCAGAACAAATCAATGTGACACAACTGATGCTGGACACGCTCGACGTGGTGAAAGAACTGGCCACACTCACTGCCAGCCATACCCACCCGGACACCGGCCTGCCAACCAATGCCGGAGAGATTGAAGGCGTGGCGGCGAAGACCGATACCCTCAACGAGAAATACTCCCCAGTCATCGCTAAGTAACCCCACTCACTCAACCCGCGCAATGCGGGTTTTTTTATACCCGCCACCAGACTGCGCAAGACGCGCTCAGAGCGCACATAACACCACCGACACGCCCGACAATCAGCAAAACAGATCGTTGCAGCAGCGGGGCGCTGGGTGCGCCACAGCCCGACAAAATAAATCCTTCCCGGACGAAATCGGCGCTACACCGCACCCGCCTGCACTTTTTGGATCGTAAAAAATTTTCAGTCGGGATTTTTTACAAACGGCCCCGCCAGCCCGCGCCACGGCTGGGCCGCTGCCGCTGGGCCCAAACTGAAAAGAGTGAAAAGAATTTCAGTATTTTTCAGTTTTACTGATTTCATTGTATATTGAAGATGCTTGTATGTAATTGAAAATTAAAGGTTTACGTGATTTTACATGAGTAAGTTATACTATCTGACCTTGTTTTGCTATTATGTAGACACCACATAAGAGGTTGAACACGTTACTTAATTGTTACTGTGCATACCATGTTAGAACTGAAATCCAATGAACATGCTTGTGGTTTTTTGATTCGATGTGTATAAAGTACGTCCAAGGTTGTAAACCAGAAGATGAGCCAACTTAAGAGGTATGAACTATGAAAAAAATCTATCGTGAAGAAGATTGGGGTGTTTTCAGCTCTAAATAAATAGTTACTCATTTTATAGATTCTCGGAGGTGGGCTTATGCCCACCTCTTTTGCGTATGGACTAAGCGAAATGGATCACGAGATTCTGGATGTTGTCCTTAGAACTCTGAAGAGACTATGGAAGGATAATCCAACCTTCTACAGCACTATCATCGCCGCACTAATAGCAGCAGCGATTGCCATCATTAGCATAAGAACGCAGCGGCAGACATCCCGCGAAAAAAACTCTCTGGATTTCGAATCATCATACAAGCGTAGTGATAAGGTTGAGAGTGCTTGGCAGACAATGCTGAATATTCTTAAGCTCAGAAAAATAATCCCGCTAGAAATGTGGGGACGTGATGAAGTTCGGCAAACACAAGAAGCCCGTGCTTTGATGACAGTTTTTAACGAATGGGAAAGATGCGCGAATGCAATCCGGAACGGATTGTACGATGAGCTGTTTTTGTACAAAGTTTTTGGATCTACAGTGATCTTTTTGGCTAAGGAATTTGAGCCATATCTAGCTGCACGACGCAGTGTTAATATGAAATTTTATAGTAATTTCTGTTGGTTAGCTGAAAACTGGATGATAAGGCGAGAGCGTGAACAGGGAAACGGTGCTATGTCATTACCGTACAATATGCCCTTTACTCCTATTTTGGCCATAGCTACGCCCACTGAGGCTAAAAGTACGAAAGTAGTTGTGACCATAAAATTTAAATAGAGACTCAGTATGCTAAGAATACTGAACAAAACTTGTCTTAGCGGCACTGTTTCAGGTTTTGTTGCAGAAATTCTTTACGATTGAGTTGTGTGGGGACGAAGTGGGCATTAAGTAAAAGAAGGGGTTACGTATTAACGTAACCCCTTCTTTTATTGAGTATGGCTGACGACGGTTGAGCCAGCATCCGAAATTTCAACATCTTCAAAACCATATATAAATTCCTGCTTTAAATCATGAGGAACGTAGAGGACAAAAGAATCGTACTAGGATTTTCGATGTAATGTCATTGTTGTAGCCTTCCATAGTAGATGAGCTTTCTCTGCCGCCACTTTGCCGCCATTGGCATGTGATGGACAGGATAACTAATTGATATTTAAATGGTAAAATAACAGGCAACAAAAAACCCATCAACCTTGAACCGAAGTGGCGGGGTTGATGGGCTCCACAAAATGGGGACATCAAAGAAAAGCAGTGGCATTACTTATGACTGATGCCCTGAGAAAAAGTTCTGCCTGTGACGGCTTTTTTCTCAAAAAATTATTGTAGCCCTGGCCAGATGATCACGATGAGCGTCCCGGCAAGGGTAAGCAGCACGTTGGCGATGGCGTAGGTCCCTGCGTAGCCGAGCGCTGGAATATTGCTGCGCGCGGTATCGCTGATGATCTCCATCGCCGGGGCGCAGGTGCGGGCTCCCATCATGGCGCCGAACAGCATCGCCCGGTTCATGCGCAGCACGTAGGCGCCGAACAGGAAGCAGATCACCACCGGCACCAGGCTGACGATAAGCCCTGCCGCCAGCATCTGGCCGCCGACGGCGCCCAGCCCGTTATTGATCCCGGCCCCGGCGCTGAGACCGACCCCGGCCATAAACACCATCAGACCAAACTCTTTCACCATGTTCAGCGCCCCCTGCGGGATATAGCCGAAGGTTGGGTGGTTGGCGCGCAGGAAGCCAAGCATGATGCCGGCGAACAGCAGGCCGGCGGCGTTGCCGATGCCGAAGCTGAAGGAGCTGAACTGGAAGGTGATCATGCCGATCATCAGGCCAACGATAAAGAAGGCGCAGAAGGCCAGCAGATCGGTCACCTGGCTGTGAATGGAGATAAAGCCGATGCGGTCGGCCACGGTTTTTACGCGGCGGGCGTCGCCGCTGACCTGCAGCACGTCGCCTTTGTTCAGTACGACGTTATCGTCGATAGGCATCTCGATCTGGCTGCGAATAACCCGGTTTAAGAAGCAGCCGTGGTCGGTAAGCTTGAGCTGCGCCAGGCGGCGGCCGACGGCGTTGTGGTTTTTGACCACAATCTCTTCAGTGACGATGCGCATGTCGAGCAGATCGCGGTCGAACACCTCTTTACCGTTGCGGAAGCTCGGGTCGAGGCGGGCGTGGGCGTCCGGGTAGCCCACCAGCGCAATATCGTCACCCATCTGCAGCACCGCGTCGCCGTCCGGGTTGGCCAGAATGCCGTTGCGACGAATGCGTTCAATATAGCAGCCGGTCTGGCGGTAAATACCCAGTTCGCGCAGATTTTTGCCATCCGCCCAGGCCACCAGCTCCGGGCCGACGCGGTAGGCGCGGATCACCGGCAGGTAGACTTTACGTTTGGAATCGGTATCGAGGCCGCGCTCGCGGGCGATTTGCTGGGCGCTGGTCTGCAGATCCTGATGCTGCAGCTTGGGCATATAGCGGGCGCCGACGATCAGGCTCACCAGACCAACCAGATAGGTCAGGGCATAGCCGAGGCTCAGATGGTCAAGCGACTGCGCCAGCTGATCGCTGGGCAGGCCGAAATGGCGCAGGGTGTCGCCCGCGCCCACCAGCACCGGGGTGGAGGTCATGGCGCCTGCCAGCATACCGGCGGTGAGCCCGATATCCCAGCCGAACACTTTACCCAGCACCATGGCGATCAGCATCGCGCTGCCGACCATCACCAGCGCCAGCATCAGGTAGTTTTTCCCGTCGCGGAAAAAAATAGAAAAAAAGTTGGGCCCGGCTTCTACGCCAACGCAAAAAATAAACAGCATAAAGCCGAGATTAAGGGCATCGGTGTTAATCGCGAAATGCTGCTGGCCTAATAATAGAGAAACGACTAAAACGCCAATGGAATTACCAAGTTGTACTGAGCCGAGACGCAGTTTTCCCAGGCATAGTCCTAATGCAAGTACAACGAATAATAACAGGATGTAATTCCCGTTTAACAAATCTGCGACGTTTATATTCAC